TGAGTTCGTGGACGGCTCAGTTGCACAACGTTTGCTCACCGCCGTTTCAACACGTGTCTCACCGGTCGTTAGCTGGTGGTTCTACAGGGCGATGATCAAGGCCGGCGTAAGCCGCGAGGTGGCCCGTATGGTCCTCCCCGTGTCGATCTACTCCTCCCTTTACTACACGGCAAACCTCCGCTCGATCCTCAACTTCCTGAGTCTCCGAGTGGACTGGGGCGAGGATGCGCACGTGCGTTCCCACCCCCAGGCCGAGATCCAAGAGGTTGGCCTCAAGATCGCGGCGGCTGTAGCCGCGCACTACCCGAACGTATGGAAGTCCTTCGTGGCGAACGGATACCAGAGTGTCTAACCGGGAGAAAGTACGCCGCGCGTACCTCGAAACCCCTACCGCGTTCATGGGCGACATCGCCCAGCGAACCGGCCTGACCAAGGGCCAGGTGAAGGGTGCCCGCAGTGGCCTCGTGAAGGATGGCCTGTTGCCGCACATGTACGGCTATATGGGCGCAATGCACCAAGAGGAGCTGGCCAAGTGAGGCTGTACATCGCCGGTCCAATGACCGGCATCAAGGACTACAACTACGCGGCGTTCAATGACGCCGAACGGTTGCTCAAGTCCGTTGGCTATGAGGTGCTCAACCCGGCCCGTCAGGGGTTCGGCAAGGAGTACCAGGAGTATCTGGAGCTGGCCATTGCAGACGTGTTCGCCTGTGATGGGATCGCCCTCCTCCCTAACTGGGAACGCTCCCCCGGTGCCAGTGCTGAGGTAGCTCTGGCAGACGCGCTCCGCAAGGACGCCTCCGAGCTGGCCATCTGGCTCTCGTTGGGCGTACTCAATCGGGCCTACGTGACCGGGGGGCAAGTTGCCGCTACTAAATGACGTGCTGGGCACCGGCCTAGGCCATCGCTCCGTGTCACAGGTCGGTAGCTTTGCGCAGTGCGCAGAGGCCTACCGGCTCTCACGGGTGGCACGGGTGCCTTCCAAACCTGCCGCTTGGTTCAACCACGGCACCGCGTATCACTTTGCGATTGAGGAGTACGAGAACAGCGGACGCAAGCTCTCGAAAGAGTTGCTGACCTCATTGTTCACGGACCTCTACCGCGAGGAGATCAACAAGCTCAAGGAACGCTGGCCCGATGAAAAGGACTGGCTGACCGGGGGCAACAAGAAGGGCTTCAAAGACATCGAGGACCGCGAGGTTATCGGCGTCTGGCAGGTTCACGATTACGTGGATTTCGCTGAGGCTCACAAGGATGACTGGCGGATTCTTCCACTCGGTAATGGCCTGTTGGCCACCGAAGTCAAGTTCACGATTGAGCTTGGCGGCGTCTCGGTCAATGGCTACATTGACCAGATCCGGGAGTGGCGCGATGGCTCGCTTGAGGTTGCAGACCTCAAGACAGGCTCGCGGGAACCAGCCAGCTCCATGCAGTTGGGAGTCTACGCACAGGTAGCCCTCCAGAACACCGGCAAGCTCCCGGCAACGGGAGTGTTCGTCAAGGCCGGCAGGCCGGCCACCGCCAAGGTGGACGCCAAGCCGACCAAGGACATACGCCGCACGCTGGACGAGTGGACCCCCGAGTTCCTTGGCTCGATGTTCAAGGACATGGACCGGATGGACAAGCTGGGCTTGTTCCTGCCGAATCCACAGGACGGTTGCGAGAGGACATGCACCGTCGCGGAATACTGCCGCGTCAAGGGCTGGGGAGACCGAGCCACGTTCGCAGAGATCCGCACACGGGAAACGGTGGCCCCGTAATGCCGCCGTTTGCTACCGGGGGTTACTGCCCCCGAACTACTACTCAGGAGTCACCTTTGGGACTTTCCCCCCGCACGTTCACCAACAGCATCGGCGCAACGGTCACCGTTGACAACAACGGCATCTACCCGATGCTCAGGACCAACGCCCAGGGCGGCATTCACACGGTAGTCGTGGACCGCGACGTTCCGGCTCTCGCCTTCGAGCTGTTCAACAAGTCCGCACGGTTCGGCCGCGACATCAAGGCGACAACCCAGGACGGCAAGCCGTCCATCAAGGTTGGCACCGGCAGTATGGCTGGCATCGTCTACAAGCCGACGACCAATGAGCAGGCAGAGCGGAACCTGAACTTTGCCCTGGCGAATCTCGCCGCCTACGAGGAGTGGGAACGCACCGGCCGCAAGGTCGCTGAGGCCCGCGAGGCCGCTCTCAAGGCCGCTGAGAAGCGTGTCGCTGAGGAGAAGGCAAAGCGCGAGGCCGAGGAGGCTAAGCGGCAGGCTGAGCACGCCCGCAAGCGTGCTGACGCCCTGACGTTCTACAACCTGACCAACGGCACCCGGTTCTACTCATGGTCCTCTGTGGGGTTGATCGGTGAGGCCCGTATCCAGCAGTGGATCGACCTCAGCGAGTCCGCCAAGGCCCTCAAGAAGTACAGCCCGATTGGCGGCTCCTCCCTCCGCCCAACCCTCTACCCCTCCTCCAATCCGTTCTCCCGGTTCAGCCTCTAAGCCTCCCCTCCGTTAGGAACCTCCCACATGACTGACACATTCTCCGAAGCTCCCCTCTCCGTCAACTTCAAGCCCGCCGCTGGCTTCGACGCCCCGATGCTCACCATTCGTGCCGGTGATCCGGCCGCTCTGAAACAGCGCGTGGAAGGCGTTGGACAGGCTGGCATCTTCGAGGCCATCGCCACTGCCGACTCCCAGTTCAAGGCGGCCTATGGCACGCCCTCAGGAGCCGCTCAGAACGTCCAGCAGGTACTTGGCGCTACTCCTGTAGCCGCACCGGCTCCCGCCCCCGCACCGGCCGCTGATCAGTGGGCCGCACAGCCCACCCCGGCCTGGGGTTCCGCCCCTGCCGCCGCTCCCGCGCCGGCCCCGCAGTACGCGGCCCCGGCCCCGGCCGCTAACCCTGCCGCCTCTGCCGGCGCTCCGTTCATCGCCGCATTCGGTCAGGCCGCAACGTTCCGTTCGGGCCAGTCTGCCCGTGGCGCATGGTCCGCCTACATGGACCCGCGTCCGAAGCAGGTTACGGATGCCCTCCCGGTTGACCACACCGGCAAGGTTCCCTCCACCGACAACGAGAACCACCCCGGCCTCGCGGCAGGTACTCACAAGTTCACCAAGTTCATTCGCTAGGTAACCCGTAGTGCGGTGGGGCGTGGTGACTAGACCACGCTCAAATGAGGGTCGAACCCCGCCCACCGCCCTCCAGTGGCCATACCTATCCGATTGGAAGTGAACATTGCTCACCCTCAACCAAGGGCGCAGAAAGAACGCGGCGGCGGGCGAACCCCTTCATTGCCCCATCGGGGTCATGAATGAGAGCAAGACCTACCTCCGCAAAGGACAGCTCACTCTAGTTGGAGCCGGTCCCGGTTCTGGCAAGAGCGCGATTGTCCAGTACATACTCCAGAAGGGCAACGGGCTGATCCCAAGTCACCCCGAGCGGCAAGTCAACCGCACCTTCTACTTCTCCGCTGACTCGGATCAGACCACCATGTGGAAACGATCAGCGGCCATCGCCACAGGGCATGCCCAGGATGCGATTGACGAGGCGTTGTTCGCCAAGAACATCACGGGCTATGAGCAGGCCGTCACCCGATCAGCTTCACACATGCGTTTCGATTTCAACTCCTCACCGAGTGACAGTTACATACTGGAGTCGATTGAGGCTTATGCCTCCGCGTGGGGAAGCTACCCCGAGGTAATAGTCATCGACAACCTCAAGAACATCGCCATAGATGGATCTGAGGGGGAGTTCCAAGCACTAGAGGATGCTTGCGGATTCCTACACGACTTGGCACGTGACACAAACGCCGCAGTGATCGCACTGCACCACGTGACTGGGGAGAATGAAGATGGTCGAAAGCCCATCCCACTGTCCGGTCTACGTGGAAAGGTGAGCAAGACCCCTGAGGTCGTGTTGACCCTTCACAGACGTGAAACCTCCATGTTCATGTCTCCAGTCAAAAACCGCAATGGCGTCGCTGACGCCAGCGGCCAGTGGCTCCTGCCAGTCCAAGTGGATCTGAGCCGCATGATCTTCACGGGATAGGAACCCATGACCTACATTCAGGAGCCGCTCCCCGGCCTCTCGATTACCGAGTTGCAGTTCTCAACCGGTCAGACGCTCACCGAGCGTATGGTCGCGGACGGCGCTCTCCCCCTCCCGGCAGGGTTCACCTACCGGCTGGACATCAAGCACCCGACGCTGACTGACGGCAGGCCTGTAAAGGCCGCGGAGGTCACCGCCCGGATCGGCCACTTCATCGGTGATGAGTGGGTTGAGGTGGCAAGGTTCACGGAAGTGACACGCGCCCACCTCCACGGGGCGACTATCGCCGCCGCCCGACACGCCTATGAGGTGTGGGATGCCTAGGAACCTGCTCAAGTTCACGGATGAAGATGGCGATCCCATCTACATGCCGAACGACATCATTGGGATCTTCACCAAGGCTGACAAGACGCAGGTCAACTCATTCTTTGAACAGCCGCTTCGCACGGCCAAGGCCAATGAGTTCCGGGGAATCCTCAGCCAGTCCACCGGGCAGTGGTCAGTGAGGGAATCCTACGAGGAGATCCTCGCCAAGATTGACATCGCCACTGAGGCCGAGGAGCTGGCCAAGTGCGGATCATCGGAATAGACCCGAGCCTCAGCGGCACGGGCGTGGCCCGTGTGAATGGAACACTTCACACGATCAAGACAGCGGCCAAAGAGGGCGACGGTGAACGTCTCCTCAAGCTCTACCGGGAGCTTACCTACCTCATGCGGGGCGAGGTGCAAGAGGGCACCAAGCAATTCATTCTCCGTAAGGCCACCTTTGCCGTGATTGAGGATCTGCCGACACACGCCATGTCGGCGGGCCTTACCGGCCGCGCCCAGGGGATTGTCCGCATGACGCTGGCCCAGTGGGACACGCCCTACGTGGCTATCCCGCCAGCCACCCTCAAGAAGTTCGCCACAGGCAAGGGCAACGCCAAGAAGGACGCCATGCGCGCCGCTTGGCTTGAGTTCAGTGGCGAGGACAACGCGGACGACAACCAAGTTGATGCCGCGTTCCTACGCCAGATCGGCCTCCACCTCAAGGGGGAGACCGTCAATCTCCCACCCGAGCAACTCGCGGCGGTGGACAAGTACAAGGAG